CTGGCGGAAAGTTTTCTCACTATGACAAGAACGGTGTGTTGACTTCGCCTGCTGGCGCTAAAGGTGTTATGCAAATGATGCCCGACACCGCAAATCTATACAACAAAAAATTCAAACTGGACATCAATCCAGACGATGAAGACAGCAACATCAAAGGTGGAGTTTTTATTCTCAAAGACTTATTGGGAACATACAAGAATCCGCGCTTTGCATCTGCTATGTACAACGCCAGCCCCAAGGCGGCGGGACAGTTTGTGTCCATGTACCAAACAGACCCTGACAAAGCGATCACCTCGTTGCCAGAAGAAACACAGAAGTATCTCTACAGAATTTCCAAAAACTTCAATTTGGATAACGACAAAGAAACTGGTCTGTACTCAGAGAAGCCAGCGGAAGGCGCAGAAGCTGAACCTCCCAAGCCTCCTTTTGTTCCTGTGGCAAGCACATTTCCGCCACCCTCCGCCGATCAAACTCAAACAAAGCCAGAGAATGTGGTGTCTCCAACCACTGGGTTGCTTGCTGGCGCTCTTGCCAGCACGGTTGGTCAGTATCCATTTACGTCAGAACTAGAAACCGCCAAACCTCCCCCTGATCTTGATACGGCAGAAAAGGCGGCAAACAAAGCCCAACGTCAATTTGATATTGCCCAAGAACGCCTTGATGCTCGTGTTAGTAGCGGAAGACCAATTGCTGGCGGATCGCATCTTATTATTTTGGAAGATGATTTCAAGCGTTCTCAATCAGCGTTGCAATTAGCAGAGAAGCAATTACAAGACGCTGTGGCGGCTCAAAAGGCCAAGGTGGCACCTGCACCTGCACCAACCGCTCCAAACGCCCCAGCGGCGGGTTCTTTGGCCTCCGCGACCCCTTCTGGGCCAGCAATCATCACTGATCCAAATACGCCATCGGCAGATCAGCATACCCGCGCTATTCAAGGCACGACCGTAGATGATGTAACTGGACGCGCACGGCAAACAACTTACAACGAGCGCACCTCGCAGATTGCAAGAAATGCGGCTAACCAACAGCAGGTTTTGCAAGCCCTTGGACAGCAGGGGATTGTTGATCCTAGCAAAGCATTTGCCTTAACTGAGGGCATCAGCGGCTCCACACCTAGCGGAGTGATGGTTAACCCTGATCTGGCTGGTGAGAAACAACAGCAAGCTGAACTTCAGCAAAAAATGGCAGACGACAAGGCCGCTCAAGAGCGATTGGCCCAACAGCAGGAAATAGATCGCCTCAAAAACGAACGTGCTCTTGCGGCACAGCAACACAGCCAAGCTCAAAGCGCATTCAACAAAGCGCAAAGCGCCAAAACTTCTAGTGTTGCTCGCGCTCAAAACACAATGGAGACCGCCGAAGACAAAGCCAGATTATTGGCTGAAGAGTTGGATGAGGCTCGCAAGGCAGGAAAGAATGCGCCAAGCGCCACAGGTCGAATCCTGCAAAACACTGGCGTAAAGATTGGCAAGGGAAGCAACATTGTCAAAGGTGGTCTGGGTGCGCTGGGTGGCTACGAGGCCGCAAAAGGCATCAACACCTTGGCAAACCTATCTTTGGCTGATCTACAAAAACGCTACGATGAAGGCGACCGTAGCCCAGCACTCATGGCGGCAATTGCAAAGGCCGCAGAGGCCACCACGCAAATTGGTGCGGGTACAGCGGCGGCTATGCCTGCTTTTGGCCCACAGACCGCCAAGATCAAAGGCGCTGGTATTGCTGGAACCGCCGCCCTTGGCGCAATGCAACTTTGGAATGCCTCAAAAGAAAAAGCCAAGCAAAGGCGCGATAATCAATAAGGGAGCAGTTGCCATTGTCTCCTCTTGGCCCCCATCACTGGGGGCTTTTTTTATGCGCTTCCGCCTGTGTGGTACATCAAGAGTTGAGTCTGCATAAACTGCTCGCGGGCCTCTTCTATGCCAGCCTCATACCCTTGGTCATACCCCATGTCGTAAGAATCCATCCAAAGAATTATTGGCTCTTCGGTCTCTGGTTTTGCAATCCGTTTCCGACCTCTTTGTTCATGTCGCTTACGATCTTCACGCATCGCTGATGCTCCTTCATTGCAACGATTGGCGCTACGAACGCCGCGATTTTGTTAGCAAATTGAATGATGTCAACGTCATCAGCGTAAATTGCGTCAGGCAGTTTTTCATCGCAATAGAAGTATATTTGTTTGATTGTTTCTTCACTTAACATTTTTGATTTTCCAAAGTTCCCAGTTGATGATGGTGGATCGAGCAATTGATCGTTGAGCGATGGCTTGGTAGGGGTTGAGTTCCCCGTCCAAGAACTCGTCAACAATCATTTGCTTTTTCAAGAAAAGTTCATGGCGCTCTGCTGGCAGTGGCTCGTCAAACAGTTTGCCGTCGCTGGTTTTGAAGGCTTGTACTTGTTTCATTTGTGGTCGTTCTTGAGTTGCCAGAATGAGAGTAGGTGCATGAACATGGCCCAGCCAGTGTCGAGTTGCTCCAGAGGCCATTCCTTGACCACCACCAACCCCGGCACATTGCGGGACACAAACACATTCGCGCACCTAGCGTTAGGGATGCCAAGCCCCACACGATACGCCGCCAACTGCATCAAATGCTCATCGTATCCACCAATCTTGTCTGGATCAGTGAACTCTTTGGTTTTGATGTCAGCCACAAAGCCGCCGTCCTCTGCACAATAAAGGTCGCATTTGCCACCAAATCCTGCCTCATGTGCGAAGGATCGCTCGCTGATCCATGTGCGCTTGCCCACCCAATTGTCGATTGCTTGAGTGCAGGCGGTGACCATTTCACCGTGCTTGCCTGTTGATTGGCCTTCATAAAACCCTTGAATAGATGCATGGATGTCAGTTCCAGCATCCGCCGCAGATCGACCCTGTTCTTTGGAATCGTTGATGATTCGGTCTATGTATTCCTTTTCAGGTTCGTCTGGGCGGCGTGGAAGCGTTAGCGCCGCATACAACACTTGCTGTTGCATCCAAGCCAGTAAGGCTGGTTTTGCGGCGACGTTTAAAACGGTAGTCACTGACGGTACAAGGTTCATTGTACGGGCATCACGCAGGGTGGTGTTGCGTTGCCCGCCTTTTTTTGCTTCGACAGTGTATTGAGGCGCACCATCTCTGGTGTACCAATGGTTGGACTCAGAAGCTCGTGGTGCTGATGCTTGAAGCATTGTGTTCCTTCATTTTTAAATCAATGATCTTTGTGGGTTGGTAAATTCAGTGCAAATCCAAACCGTGGCCTTCCTGCCGTTAGTCATTGGCCTGCGCTGACCGCTATCAATGACAAGTCCTTTGTCAACCAACTCGGATCGTCGCGCCCGATATGTTGATCGATGGGTCTCAAAGAACTCATTCATTTGTTCATCAGTAAAACCGTTTGGACGATGCTTGGCAAACGCAAGCACCTCCAACTGAAGTCTTCTCAAATCTGGATAGATACTCGCGGCGGCGGCAATAGATGTGTCCATTGCGTCGCGTCTAAACATTTTGTTGAAGTCGTCCATACGTCACCTCAAAAAGGAATGTCGTCGTCCATGTCGTCAAAGCCAGACTTGGCTGTTGACTGAGGCTTCTTGCCAGCGCGATCCTGCCACTCTGGTGACTGCTCGATCTTGGCCCGCAAGTTATCGCTGAAAGTCTCAAACATCGCCATGTCAGGATTTGCAATGTAGAACGACGCGCACTTGTTGTGGCCCTCTGGCAGGTTGGCCTTCATTGCTTTAGGCACCGAGTTGATGTTGGCAATGTTGGTGTACTCTTTGCCGTTGTTGCCCATCGCCTTGGTGATCGCAATCATGGCCCACGCGCCAAGCACGTTGTCAACACTGAAGCCACGCAACTCTTCTGGGGTGAACTCTTTGCCACGCCACGTTTGCAGGTCTTTGCGAAGGGTTGCCTTCTCTGCCAACGATAGGGTGAAGTTCTTGCTGATTGACATTGGCTCGCCCTTGGCTGTTACCAAAGGTTTGCCTGCTTCGTCTTCGCCATGCACCTCGAATTGCAACATGACCTTTGGCAGGCTTTTGACCTGACCGAGGTATTCGCTCTTCTGTGTGCCGAGGTCAACGATGCGGTAGCACCGCGCCAGATACATCCCCGGGGGCACTGGCGTAAAAGTCCCGCCGCCACCACTTTCTTTCGCTATTAAAGCCATCATTCGCTCCTAGTTAAGGTTACTGTTTCTAAAGTCACTATTGGCCTCTTAGACACCCCGCATTCATAGCGGATGATGTTCCAGTCAGCCTCCGTCGCAACGCCTGTCTCAGCCCGTTCTATGGCCTCCTCAAGCATCTGTTGCCTCTCCAGCATCGCTTGGTTGTACTCGTCTTCGCTGTGCATACAAACTCCTTCGCTGTCAATGGCTGAAATGTAGCACGTTTAACTTCAACATACAACCCCCTTGCACTAAGTTTTTTATGGTGTATGATCCAGTTACACAACAAAGGAGGTCATCAATGACATTGGAAGAGTTTTTTAGAGACAAACCACGAGGTTCAAAGATTGAATTAGCGCGAAAATTGGGCATCACCAAAACATGGATGAGCTTGCTCACCAGTGGTCGGCAGGTGCCCAGCCCCGAACTCGCGCACTCGATTGAGAGGCATACCCAAGGCAAGGTGCGGCGGCAGGATTTGCGGCCCGATTTATTTGGAAGGATTGTTTGATGCTGTGGTTTAAATTTCACATCGGAGACTACATCACGCACACCACTTACCTTGGTGATGCGGAAGACTTGGCATACCGCCGCCTGCTCGATTTGTACTACATGAGCGAGAAGCCAATCCCACTCGATACCCAATCGGTTGCCCGCAAAATCAGGCTTGATTTGGACGTAACCGAATCGGTTTTGGGTGAGTTTTTTGAAAAGGATGTTGACGGGTATCGCAACAGTCGTTGTGATGCTGAAATCGCAAAATATCAACATCAAGTCGAAAATAATCGATCCCTTGGGAAGCGAGGCGGCAGGCCGAAGAAAACCGAATCGATAACCGAAGCGGAACCGAAAGTTAACCCTAAGAAGAATAAGAACAAGAATAAGAATATATCGTCGGTGACATCAACAACATCACAATTCAACGACTTTTGGTCTATGTGGCCTGCGTCCAAAAGGAAGGTGGCCCGCGCTGAATGCGAGAAGAAGTGGGAGAAGCACGACCTCGACATGGTTGCTGATGTCATCATTGCCAACGTCAAGAAGTTGAAGGCGACCGAGCAGTGGACTTCTGGATTTGACCCTGCGCCCCTGACGTACATCAACCAGCGCCGTTGGGAAGACGACGCAGGCGAACAGCAGGCTACAGGGCGGAGGGTGATATGACCCCAGCCGAGAGGTTTGTTCAGCGCCTGTCAAAGGTCAAGGGCCGTAACGGTTCATGGACGGCCTGCTGTCCTGCACACGAGGACAAGTCTCCATCCTTGTCAGTGCGTGAGGCTGACGATGGTCGAGTGCTGGTGCATTGCTTCGGTGGCTGTGACGTTCACTCAGTGCTGGGCGCAGTTGGCATGGACATGAGTGACCTGTACTCAGACCGCGAAGAGCGGCTGGATAGCAACCAAGTTGGCAAGCCATTGAAGCCTGCGTTTTACGCAAGCGATTTACTGCGGATTGCATCGTTTGAGTGTTTGGTCGTGATGATTGCGGCTTACGACATAAGGCGAGGTAAGAAGTTAAGCGAAGAAGATATGACCCGTTTAGAAACGGCACAACATCGAATTGAAGAGGTAATCCAATATGCAAACGTCTAGCATACAACAGCGAGCAAAAGATTTAGATGAGGCTCGGAAAATCCGCATCATCAAACCAGATCAAGTGGACTTTGAGAAGTACCTAAAGGCCAATGATGTAGCACAGAAGGTGCGCGAAGCTGAAGACTTTATCGAAGAGATGCGGGTTGACTTGATCAGCCCAGAGCAACAAGTATTTCAAACAATGCCTTGGTCAAAGACACACGCAGGGTTTCAGTTTCGCGCAGGCGAGGTGACCGTGTATGCAGGTGGCAACGGTGGCGGCAAGAGCATGATCACAGGCATGATTGCGATGGGCCTGATTAAGCAAAACCAGAAAGTGATGATTGCTTCGTTTGAGATGAAACCCAAGCGCACCCTGTACCGTATGCTTCGCCAGTTCGCAGGCGAGAACATTGATGCGCCACGCTACACCAACAAAGAAACGTACATCAAGGGATTGCTTGATCGATTCCAGATGTACAACTTCAGCAAGCTATGGCTGTATGACCAGCAGGGAACGGTGACCAGCCAGCAGGTGATTGCAGTGGCCCGATACAGCGCGATGGAGTTAGGTGTTCAGCACATCTTTATCGACAGCTTGATGAAGTGTGTTGCTGGTGAAGACGACTACAACGCGCAGAAGTATTTTGTGGATGAGTTGACTGCGTTGGCGCGTGATCACAACGTACACATTCACCTTGTGCATCACATTCGCAAGCTCGCGAACGAAGAGGTTAAGCCTAGCAAGTCAGACCTTAAAGGCAGTGGATCAATCAGCGACCAAGTGGATAATGTTTTGCTAGTTTGGCGTAACAAGAAAAAAGAACACGATGCACAAACTGGTGTTGTTGATCCATTGATCCCTGATGCCATGATGATGTGCGAGAAGCAACGCAATGGCGAAGCAGAAGATTGGTATTCGCTTTGGTATCACAAAGACAGCCAGCAGTTTGTTGAGTTCAACGACAGCGTCCCAATGTCATTTGATAACGGGGGGCGCTTTTGAATGCCGAAGAAGCCGCAAGAGAACGTGAGCATATGTACCGTTGTCTCGTTCGGACGGTCATCACCATGCGACTTAAAGATCGTGATGGTGCATACCGTTGGCTCCGTGGCTACAGTGACTCCACTGGGCGGTGGAAGAAGGGGTGGAACGACATTCACCCCGAATCGAATCTTGAAGAAGATGTTAGAGACCAATGGTCTAAAGGTAATCGAGGAAACACAGGAGAATGGAAATGACAAAGCAAGACGCTGAACTAAGCCCTTTAGCAAGGCAACTACTTGGCAGTTCTGGTGCGATGAAGTTATTCACGCAAACAGAATTTGATGCGGCGCTCACGGAGGCCAAAGCCGAGATCATGGCAATAGCAATTCAGAC